GCACAAGAATTAGATAGAAATATAATTGATGATGCTTCAATAGGTTAAAAAAGCAAAATTTAAAATTTAATACGTTATAACATTATGAGAATAGTTGAATTAATATTAGACGAAGAACAAGAAGAAAGTGGAATTGAAGCAATTTCAATCGTAGAAAGTCCTGCAATAGAATCTGATTTTGTAGCCTTAAAAGGTGAGGAAGTAAAACTAGCAGAAATAGACAAAGAAAAAAGAATATTACTAGGTGCTTTATTAATACCTAATAAACCAATATACAGAAAAAACGAACAAGGAGATTATTACATATTTTTCTCTAAAGATACTATTTCAAAAGCATCACAAATGTATTTAAGAAATGGCTATCAAAACAATTCAACCTTAGAACACTCTAAAGACTTAAAAGGTTTAACATTGGTAGAATCTTGGATAGTTGAAGATGAGGTGCAAGACAAGTCTAGAAAGTATGGATTGAATGTGCCTGTTGGAACTTGGATGGGAGCAGTAAAAGTTAATAATGAAGAAATTTGGAATGAATACGTTAGAACAAATAAAGTTAAAGGTTTTTCTATTGAGGGTTATTTTGCAGACAAAATGGAATCGCCTAAAGAAGAAATTAAAGAAGATATGTCAAGTCAAAGTGATAAAGAGACCTTACTAAAAATAATTGAAATCTTAACTGATGAACAGAAATAGACCAAAAAACAAAGGCATTTACATAGGCAGTAGAACAAGTCCTAAGGGAAGTTCACGTGCTTGTTTATGTTGGGACACTAATACATATTCTAGAGATTGTTGTGATGGGTCTATTGGTGCGCAGGGTATAGGAAATATTACAGGCTCAAACTGAAAATGCAAAATTTAAATTAATAATCGTTATATAAATAATATGAAATCAACCGAAATGTTAAATCAAATTAAAACACTTCTAAATATTGAAGTAAAACTTGAAGAAACCAAGTTAGAGAATGGCACAATAGTAAGTGCAGAATCATTTGAGAAAGGAAAAGAAATCTTTATAGTAACTGATGACGAAAAGGTAGCAATGCCTGTTGGAGAATATCTTCTAGAAGATGGTAGATTAGTTGTAGTTGAAGAAGAGGGTGTTATCGGAGATGTTAGAGAAGTATCTGACGAAGTGCCTGCAAAGGAAACAGAAGAGGGAGAAGAAATTACTGAAGACCTAGCAGAAGAAGAAGAAAAAAAAGAAGAAGAAATGGCAGATGTTGCAGATTGGGAGGGAATGGAAAAAAGAATCCAAAACCTAGAAGATGCGATTGCAGATTTAAAGGCTGACAAAGAAAGTAAAATGCAAGAAGAAGAAATGTCAAATGAAGTACAAGCACCTTTAAAGTCAAGAACTGTAAAAGAAGAGTTTTCAGAAGAAATTGCTGAAGAGGTTAAAACTGAATTATCAGAAGCTGCTGCAAAACCAATTAAACACAATCCTGAATCTAAAAGCAAAACAATAAACAAAGTAGAATTTGGAAAAGGTAAATTTACATCAACATTAGATAGAGTATTAAATAAATTAAATAAATAAAATAGAATGAGTAATTTAAAAAATGTAGAACTAGCTACTACAACAAACATCACTACGACTTATGCAGGACAATTTGCAGGCGAGTATATCGCTGCTGCTTTATTGAGTGCATCAACTATTGACGATGGAGGAATCACAGTAAAATCTAACATTGCTTTTAAAGAAGTAATCAAGAAATTAGCGACAGATGCAATCGTAACTGCTGCAGGATGTGATTTTAACCCAACATCAACTGTAACATTAACTGAAAGAATTTTACAACCAACTGAATTACAAGTAAATTTACAATTATGTAAGTATGACTTCGTAAACGATTGGGAATCTCAACAAATGGGATATGGTTTAGGTCAGTCTTTACCTCCAAAATTTGCAGACTTTATGATAGCACACGTTGCTTCAGAGGTTGCACAAAATACTGAGTTTAACATTTGGCAAGGAGATACTGCTGCTGCATCTAAAAATTCATTTGATGGATTTGAAAAATTAATCGCTGCTGCGGTAACTGCAGGAGATGTACCTGCAGGTCAGGCTTTAACTTCTGTTGCATTAACTGCTGCTAACATCGTAGAGAAATTATCTGACGTTGTTGAAGCTATTCCTGCTGCACTATATGGAAAAGAAGATTTATTCTTATACATTTCATCTAAAGCTGCAAAACTTTATGTTCAAGCATTAGGAGGATTTGGTGCTAATGGACTTGGAGCAAATGGTGTATCTAATATGGGTACTCAATGGTGGAACAATGGGTCTTTAACTGTAAACGGGGTTAAGATATTTGTATCACCAGGATTATCTGATGATAAAATGTATGCTGCACAGAAAAGCAACCTATACTTTGGTACAGGGTTACTAAACTCAACTCAAGAAGTTAAGGTTTTAGATATGGCAGATTTAGACGCTTCTAACAATGTTAGAATGGTAATGCGTTTTACTTCAGGAGTACAATTCGGAATCGCTTCTGATATCGTATCTTACGCATAATTAATTAATAACCAATAAAATAGGGTAGGTAGAATTTATCTACTTACCCTTTTTTTTTAAAATCATAAAAAACAATGGCTTGTACATTAACAACAGGGAGAAAAATACCTTGTAAAAGTGCCTTTGGGGGCATAAAAAAAGTATTATTTGCAGACTATGGAACAATAGCTTCGATAGCAGTAGATAGTACAACTAAGGAAGCAACTATCACAGATGGTAGCCCTGCACCAAGTTGGTTTGAATATGATGTAAAAGGAAATTCTAGTTTAGAAACAACTGTAACCTCATCTAGAGAAAATGGAACTACCTTTTATACTCAGACTTTAAACTTAACTTTAACATATTTAGATGCTAAAACTCAGGCAGAATTACAAACACTTGCAGTATCTAGACCTTATATTGTAGTAGTAGACTATTACGGAAACAACTTCCTATGTGGATTTGAAAACGGAATGGAATGCACAGGCGGAACTGTAGTTACAGGAGCAGCAGCAGGAGACCTTTCAGGTTTTACTTTAACCTTTGAGGGATTAGAAGAAACTGCACCTTATTTCTTAGATGCAGCAGTAAGTGCTGATGCAACACAGATTGACCCAACTGCATAATCTTATTATTTAGTTAAAAATTAAGCATCCTTTATTGGGTGCTTTTTTTTTGCTTTAATGATTTTACAAATAACTTATTTTTTTACGTTATATTAATAATGATTATATTAGCAAAGTCTACAATAGAGCAAACGATACAGATTATACCTAGAGTGTATGAAACGAGTGTTACTATCAAATTGAGAGATGATAGTACGAATGATGTAGTTTCTATTATATTGCCAAGTGCATCAGTAAATGGAAATTATTTAGATTTATCTTCTGTTTTTAATTTAAAAGAAAATAGATTTTATGATTTAGAGGTATATCACATAAAAGGTAGCTATGACGAATTTAAACAAAGGGTAATTTCTTCAGGTGGTACTTTTGAAAATAGTGCTTGTTTATTAAGTTTCTTAGAAGCAGAGAATTTAGTAAAAACAACAGATTTAGAAATAATTTACAAGGATAGAATATTTTGCACAAATCAAGATATTGACCAATTAAATAATAATTACTACGATTTGAACTTGGGTGAATATTCAGATTATAATGGTTATGATAATACTTATTTAGTAAGATGAAAACAAGATTAAGAAATAATAAAGGGCAGTTTATAAAAAAATCAAAAACATCAGAGTTTGGTTTTGTGAATTTAAGCACTTATACAAGCCCTGTAATTAAAGAAGTATCAGGAAAAGACTATATTGAATATGGTGCTGATAATAACTATTTTCAATACTTAATTGATAGGTATAATGGTAGCCCAACAAATAATGCTGCTATAAATGGAATCAGTCAAGCTATTTACGGAAAAGGATTAAATGCTACTAATTCAAGTGCTAAGCCAAATGAGTATGCTCAAATGGTTTCTTTGTTTAAAAAAGATGTAGTAAGAAAATTATGTTACGATTTAAAATTAATGGGACAATGTGCAGTTCAAATTATCTATTCTAAGGATAGAAAGACTATTGCACAATTAGAACACTTACCTATTGAAACTTTAAGAGCAGAAAAATGTAATGACGATGGAGATGTTCCTGCCTATTATTATTTTAAAGATTGGGCAAACATAAAAAGAAATGATGTTCCTTTAAGAATACCTGCATTTGGTATGTCAAGGGAAAATATTGAGATATTATACATACAACCTTACAAGGCAGGGTTTTATTACTATTCTCCTGTGGATTATCAAGGTGGATTGCAATACGCAGAACTTGAAGAAGAAGTATCTAACTATCATTTAAACAATATACTTAATGGCTTGAGTCCTAGTATGTTAATTAACTTTAACAATGGTACTCCTAACCAACAGGAAAGGCAATTAATAGAAAATAAGATTGCTGAAAAGTTTAGTGGGTCTAGCAATGCAGGTAAATTTATACTTGCTTTTAACGACAATAAAGAAAGTCAAGCAGAAATTACACCCGTTCAGTTATCTGATGCACATAACCAATATCAATTTCTTTCTGAAGAATCAACTAAAAAAATAATGGTTGCTCATAGGATTGTAAGCCCTATGTTATTAGGTATAAAAGACCAATCAGGATTAGGAAATAATGCAGATGAAATAAAGACTGCTAGTTTATTAATGGATAACACAGTTATAAGACCATTTCAGGAACTTTTAATAGATAGCTTTGACAAAATACTAGCTTACAATGATATTAGCTTAAATCTATACTTTACGACCTTACAACCTTTAGAATTTACTGAGGTAGACCAATCTATTCAAGACAAGGAAACTATTGAAGAAGAAACAGGGGTTGAGATGCAGAAGTTTAACTTGAAAAAGATAGACGGAAAACAGGCTTATGAAACTAAAGAAGAAGCAGAAAAGGTAGCTGAAGAAATTGGGTGTGGTGGTTATCACGAACACGAGGTAGAGGGTGTTACTTATTATATGCCTTGCGTAAGCCACGAAGAACTTAAAGCACCTTGTTGGGATGGTTATGAGCAAAGAGGTATGAAAGATAAAGATGGAAAGCAAGTACCTAATTGCGTTAAGTTAGAAGAGGTTACTTTAGAATCTTTTGGAGAAGATGAAGATTTAACTGAATGGGAATTAATAGATGAAAGAAAAGTTGATTATGAATCAGAAGATGCTTTGGATTATCAAATAGACCAACTAAACACAAAAGGTAAAAGTTTACTTTCTAAACTATGGGAATTTGTATCAACAGGAACTGCAAGACCAAATGCAAAAAGTAGTCAAGATGAAACAGTTGATGGAACACAGTTTAAAGTTCGTTACCAATATGCACCATTAAAAGAAACATTTGACAAAGATGGTAAAAATGTTACTAGAGATTTTTGTCAGAAAATGGTAGCAGCTAAAAAGATATATCGAAAAGAAGATATTGAAATGATGAGTAAACAAGCAGTTAATGCAGGGTGGGGTCCACGTGGTGCAGATACCTATTCCATTTGGTTTTACAAAGGTGGTGGTGCTTGTCATCATTTTTGGATGCGTAAAACGTATATGAAGAAAGGAAAAGGAAGTATTGATATTAATAGCCCACTTGCCCCTACAATTAGTGTAAATCAAGCTAGAAAGGCAGGGTTTAAACCTGAAAAGAATAGTGAGTTAGTTGCTAAGCGACCTATTGATATGCCAAACGAGGGATTTTTACCAACAAATAAAAGAAGATAGATGGCTACACAATTATTCATAAATAGAACAGACCTTATCAGAAATTCCATAATGGATGGAAATATTTCTACGGATAAGTTTATACAATTTGTCAAGATTGCACAGGAGATAGATGTTCAGCAAATAATGGGAACAGATTTGTATAATGGTTTAGCTGCTGCAATACCAAATATAGATGAGCCTGCTAATGCAAGATGGAAAACAATTTTAGATGACTATATTGTACCAATGTTAATATGGTATTCACAGGCTAATTACTATCCATTTGCTGCATATCAAGTAAAACAAGGTGGGGTATTTAAACATACGTCAGAAAATTCAGTTTCAGTAGATAAAAACGAAATAGATTTTTTAGTAGAAAAAGCAAGAACTAATGCAGAATGGTATTCTAGAAGATTTATTGATTTTATGAGTTTTAATCAGGCAACATATCCTGAATATACAAGTAACACTAACGATGATATTTACCCTAGTTATGATTCAACATTTAATGGATGGGTTTTATGACGTACAAACCTAAGAAAAAAAATATTGAAAAGTTAAAAGTTTTTCTAAAGAAAAAAAACAAAAAAAAAGTAAGCAATGGCAAATGAAATCTATTATACAAGTTGGTGGGGTAGTCCTGAAAAAATAGGATGGGGAAGCATCTATTTTGATTTCAATAATCCTTTGACAAGAGAATATGAAGCTAGAGTTATCGCAGATGGTGGTACTATTGAAGCCATTGGATGTGTTAATAATGCAGATTTCAATTAATATTCTGTGATAATAAAAATAAAAATAATTAAAGATATTTAAAAATGGCAACACCAAGTTTAGCAATGATACCATCAGGGTATAAAGCAAGTAAGGTTTATAGTGTACTTCCTGAAAGTGGAGTTGGGGACTTTGACTTTACAAGGGCGACAACTGCAACAAGAGTAAATAGTAGTGGGTTAATAGAAGAAATGGCAATTAATGTTCCTAGACTTGAATATCCTTT